ATACGCTAGTATGATTTCCTTCTAAAGTAAAAGTAGTTGCAGGAGTAACAAAATTTGTAACAGCTAATCTTACAGGGTCAGAAGAAGTCACAGTTAAATTTGAAGCTCCTGCCACTGCTCTTGTAACTGTAATTACATTTGATGCAGGATTAGGAGCTGAATATCCCGCTAAACCATTAATACCATAAAGGCTATAAGCTCCGACAGCAATATTATCTGCTGTAGATGCCGCATCTACTCCTACACTAAATTCATTTGGATTAGTAGTTGGGTTTGTTGCTGTCCCTGTCATTGTTGTAGAAACACCAGCATTGTCCGTAAATGTGAGAGTAGTTCCGACAGCAATGTTGAGTGCATCTGTAACTGTAATTGTGCAAGTTGCATTAGCGGCATCTGTAAGAGCATAATTTGTTCCATCAGTTCTATCAACTGCCATTAATCCGTCTTTATATCCATACGGAGAAACAAAAGTTGTTAAACCAGTGCCACTAGCATAAGTTCCTGTTACTGATGTTCTTTTATCAATATATACACCAAAACCTAGTGTTTCATCTTTTAAATTTCTTAAATCTATTTTAAATAATTTTGTAGTTTTTCCTTCAGCCGTAAATAAATAAACAATACTATCTACTGAAAATCCACCGAGTATTTTAACTCCTGCAAATTCCCATTTAGACCAAGCAGTTTGTACTTTATCACCACCATCAAAGAAATATTTATATATAAACATAGTATCAGCGTTAGTTGCTGTTATGTTTGAAGTTGTAACATACGGAGCTACTTGAGTATCTGCCGTATCCGAACATAAAATTGCTAAACAATCTTCAACTGAATTACTTATAATTTGATAAGCATTAGTTGGCATTAAAGTTTGTACTGAAACTGAAATATCTAAACCATCATTTGTTAAAGTTTCATCATCAGAATAATATTCTCTTATTGCTGTATTATTTGTTCTTCCCTGAGCGAAATATGCAAATCTTCCTGCCGCTATAGGACTTACTGCCTCATCATGTTCAAAAGCTGAAACTTCAGGTAGAATAGAAGTCGTTGGACTAACCATATCTCCTGCGTGTCCAAGTTTAAATTGAGCTGTATCAGAAAATAATAATAATGTTTCATTGAATAATATAGAATTTTTCAAAGTATTAACTTGTGTACCTGAAGCCGCTACATCAATGGGGTCAGTGTCTAAAACTTGTGTAACTGTTGTACCATAGAAATTAAAGAAATCAGCATTACCCGATAAAATTAAATTTTCTCCTGATAATATTCCTAATCTATTTTTATAAAAAGTTAAATTCTCTATTGTTTTACCAACAAAAGTTGGGTCAGGATTAGTGTCTGTTGCATTACCACAGAGTCTATCTGCCCATATATTTTTCTTAAATGTAAATGTACCATCATTATTATTTACTAAAGCATGTGGCATTGTTGTATCTGTTACTCCTAGACTTGTTGCAGGAGCTATAGTTTCAGTCCACACACCCTCACCATCAAATTTTACAAAATAATCTGAAAGCGTATCACCTTCGTCACCAGTAACTTTAACAATAGTTCCTACTTTTCCGTAATAAGGTAATTTTGTAAAATCTTGTATCGTATCTCTAACAACATACATAGCTGTATTGCCTGAACCATCAGAAGTTGTCACCTCATAATCTTCATCTCCATCAGTCGGTTTACCATAGATAACCGAGTCAAATGCTTCAAAAGTAAATTCAGCAGTAATTGGAGCATAATTATTTAATCCTTGTGTAGTAGATACACTTGCCCCTGTCGCTTTATTAATTGTTTTAAATCCTATTCCATTAGCACTAGCATCATAATGTGAACTTGCAGTACCATATAAAAGTATATCTGTAATTTTATTTGTATCTCTAAATTTGCTATCTGTTGCCGCAACACTTCCTGTAGGTACTTGAAATATTACTTCATATCCTTCAGTAATTCCTGCTGTAACAATATCAGGGTGATTAACCCCAACTTTATATTCTCTACCATAATTAGTTGCTTTACAGTAAACATGAAATTCCTCTATTTTTGCCGCCGAAGTTGAACTATCCGCAGTGGGAGTAATAGACTTATTAACAACAAAAGTGTAATCAGCAATATTAACCATACGAAAATCGTTTTTAGGATTAGTAGAATTAAGGTATGTATTTCCATCAGGATAACTGACAGTTTTTTCATTACCTAATAAATCAAAAACTCTAACTCCATTATCATAAAACGCACACATGTACCGATTGTTTGTATCTCTTTGAATATTCCATATTTTAGTTGTATTAGGAAAGACATTCGTACCATCTAAAGTAGCGACATATTCTAACGGTGGTCTCTTTGACAACCCATCAACAATATTATTTTGTAAATTAACTTGGTCTTGACCTTGATTAATTCCTCGTTGTGATGGAGTTTGTTGAGACATACCATTTAGAAAATTAGGTATAGATTGTGAAACAACGCCACCCATTATTAAGTTCTCCTTTGAGTTCTATTAATTATTGAATAAGTATTAGAATCTCCTTCTAAAATATTTGCATCAGCACTTCTACTATCAGCTTGTTGAAAAGCTGAAAGTGCTTCTTGTTCATCATTTCCTGCCAATTCAACAATTTCTTTATCTCCAATAAATCTTGACGCAAAACGTCTAGCTGATTTAGTTGTTATGTATTGTCTTGCATATTCGGGGAGTTGTTCAAATTGTTGGACTAGAACTAAGTCACATGTAGGTAGGACTGAAGATGTACCGAAAACGTCTGTAGAATCAGTTATGTTGTATAAATAACCATCACGCATAACTATATTTAAGTATCGGTATTGTGCAGATGCGTCAGCTTGAACGCAATTAGAGGGTAAGGGAACTTTATTATCAATATCTTTTGTTAGTGTATAAGCATAATGAGTATTGAAATTCCAACCCATAGACTGAACAGTCATAGATGTTTCATCTAAAATATTTTTAGCGACAGATACGTCAGTTGTAATAGTTCCTGTAATTGTATTAACAGGAGCTTCTCCTATAACCGACAGCATTTGGTTTACCGCCTGAAGTTCAGTAGTTGGGGTAATTTGTGTTGCCATTATTTTATAATACTAATCAAAACGATAACTATAATAACTGTGACCACACTAAGTCTAATCTTATTTTTCTTAGTAAGGCTTTGCCATTTTTGTTTAAGTTTATCCATATATCCTTTTTATTTATTATTAAAATAACTAGAGGGGATTTGACTCCCCCCTAGACTCTTAGGTTTAAGATATTTTGATAGTCTTTTCTTTCTTCTCTTCAGGTAAATCCTGAATCAAAGAAACATTAAGAACACCATCTTCTAACTTAACTTCTTTTACTTCCGTAAATTCAGCAAGTTTAAATGATTGTTCAAAAGACCTTTCACCAATACCTTTGTAAAGAAAATCTTTCTCATTCTTTACTTTCTTTCCTTTTATCTTTAAGACATTTTCTTTCACAGAGATTGTCAGGTCATCTTTTGAAAACCCTGCAATCGCCATTGAAATGTTATATGCACCATCTTTTATTTTTTCAATATTGTATGGTGGATAACTAACAGTCTTAAAACTATCAAGCTCATCAAAGAGGCTATCAAAGCCTACTGTGAAAGCTCTAAACGGTGTTAAGTCTAGTGTCATTGTTGCTCCTTTCTTTTTTAAGCGAGTTAATCAAGATACCCACTAGGCATATCTTGAAGTTATTATAAAGTAGAAAAGGGGGATTGCTCCCCCTAATCTATTGTGGTGTAATAAAGAAACTATTACGCTTCTTTAATTCCTACAGCCGCTTCAGGTCTAAGAGTCCCGTGACCCATAGCATATTTAGCGACCATTAATGTACCTTGTCTTCTGATGTCATAATCTGACTCAACAGCCAAGTCCATAAGTTTAACAGTACCAACTGCTGAAGGGTGTGACACAAGAGCTACGAATGTTCTTAAATCCACAGCTTGAGGTGTTGAACCACCTGCTGTAGCTGAACCTGCGTCTACTCCTGAAGTTACATTTGTTTCAACAAAATGAGGAACTGGAATTAAATCAATTCCTGCTACTCTTGCAACTTTGCCTTCTGCGATTGAACCTTTACCACTGAAATCAGCATTGATAACGTTTGTAGCGTTTGCTAATTTGTAGTATTCTTCTAATCTAAGAAAGGCTTTTCTGCCTTCTGCTGGAACATAATTTCCGTCTAACTGTTTAGCCGCAGAAAAGATAGCACCTATCATCGCCGTAGCGGCAGTTGCATCTGTTGCTGAAGCTATGTTAGCGTCAAATATGTTACTTGTAGTATCTCCACCTGTTACGTTAGGTGTAGTTCCTATTGCACATTGACCAATAGTTTGTAAAACGTGTTTATCTTTAACAAAAGCTAAAGCTCTGCCAATTTCGGCTGAGTATGCACTTCTTACGTCCCAATGGTTTTTTGCTTCTTCAATATTTGATAAAAATACTGAAGATGTTAAAAGGTCATTAATTGTAATAACCTTTTCGTTGTGATGAGCAGTTGAGCCTTGTATTTCTGCTCCTGCTGTATGATAAGCCGCTTCAATTCTGCCCATAACTGGGAAGGTTGCCGATTTACCACTAGAGATAGAACGAACTAACTCTGCTCCGCCTGTTTTTGAAGCTCTGTCAAAAGAAGTAAGAACTTCTCCTGCAAAAACTTTTAGAAACAATGCGTCTTCTGTACTAGCACTATTGACTTGTCCAATAGTTGCGGGTAATGCCACTGCCATAATATTTCTCCTTTTTTATGATTAGTGTTTTTGTTAATAAAAGCCTTGTATTTTCAGCTTCTTATACTAAATTGTCTTCCCGCAGGAAGGTCAAGTTAATCTACTTATTTACTTGGCAGTTGCCACCTATAAAGGTTGCACAACTATTCTTTATTTTTCTTCTCAGCTTCTTGAGCCTTATCAAGAAGTTCATTTATATTCTTTAACGCTAAAGTAGATACAGTTAATTTATCATATCTATTTTTAATTGTGTCAAGAATATTATC